GGAAGGTGTTGATACTGTAAAAACAGGAGAATCTTGTGGTGTAGTGGAAGATAGCACTCTTTGTCCATCCAATCTAGGAAAAGGTAGTTTGGAATATGTTGGGCTATTGCCAAAGAAGCGTTGCATTAAAATGCAATTGGAAACTAAAATCATTCCAAGTTTGATACACGATCCTGAAGCAATAACTCAAGAACCATCTGTTTTGAAAGATAACGATGAACGGATGGATGAAGATGTGTTTGGAAAGAATGTGCTCTTTAGAGCATTTGAAGGTTTCGACGCTGCTATAGGCAGTGTGGATGTACCATTATTAGAAACATGTACTCAACAGATGGCTATTGAGTATGATGTTGTTTTGGATACAGGAAACCCTCGTAGGTTACTGTCTCCATTTGAGATGGTTAATGGTATTCCACAAGTTTATAACAGAGTGGAAATGAAAAGCTCACCAGGTTATCCTTTGGTTCTTGAACGAAAGGAAACAACTAAATCTGGTAAGTATGAGTGGTTCAATGAGATCGAACCACCAGAAGGATATGGTAAAGCATATCAAATGAAAGACAATCTAGCGAGTGGGCTGGAACAAGCTGAGAAGCAATTGAGAGAAGGTGAAATACCAAACTTTATCTCATATGCTTGTCTAAAAGATGAAACGAGACCGCTAGATAAAATTCGCAAAGGTAAAACGAGAGCATTTATTTGCCTTCCACTTATCTACAATTTACTAGTACGCAAGTACTTTGGTGCATTTGTTGCAGCCTTACATGCCAAAGCTGGCAAGGTTGCTTCATGTGTTGGTATTGATCCAGCAACTCAATGGGTCAACCTTTTTAATAAATTAGCTGAAAAGAACAGAAAATGGGAAGATTTTGATTACGCAAATTGGGATCAACATTTACATCCAAATTTTGTTATGGCAGTAGTAACTATTGTTAATAAGTATTATGGAGATAAAGACGATAGTGTAAATGGAAGAGTTAGAAAACTTCTAATACATTATTTAATCTTTACCCCTATAATAGTTAAGAACAGGTTATTTGTAAAATCAACTGGACAATGTTCTGGTTGTGCCATTACAGCTGAACTTAATAGTGTAGTTCATGATTTACTCATGTTCTATGTTTGGTCACAAGTCACTAATTGTAATGATCTACAACTATATCGTCAAGATGTTGCAGTTATTATGTACGGAGATGATGTTATCAAGTCCGTAGATCCTAACTGTGGTTATGTCTTCGATGGCGAAGTCATAAAGAAATATATGGACGATATAGGAATGAAAATTACACCTGGTGACAAAATGTCAACTGAATTCAAAACCAAATCTCCGGATGAGGTTTTGTTTTTGAAAAGAAAATTTGTCAAGGAGGGAGACATTGTCAAGGCACCACTAAGATCTGACATTGTACATAATATCGTACAATGGATACACAAGAGCGATAACTCTATTGAAGCAACACGCATTAATTGTATGACTGCTTTACAAGAAGGTTATATGCATAGTCGTGATTATTATGAGAGCTTATCCGCTTATATTAACAATCGCATCAAACTCTACAACCGTTTGAATACTGGAAAAGAAATGTTACCCATTACAGTATTGTATGAGGAGTTTGATAGGAAATATTCAATGGGAGAATTCATATGTGTAGGTCTTAGT